CCACCATTTTCTACATCATTTAAATAAGTCATAAATACTAAAACTCTATTCATATTTCCTTTTGTTCCTCTTTCATAATGCCAGGTTTTAAAACCACCCTTTCCAGGGTACCATTGAAGATTGACATCTTCAACATTAAATTTATCTAGACGTTCTACTTCAGGATATTCTTTTACATACAAATTTAAAATTTCTTGTAAATGCATTCGGTATTCAAAAATTCCAGGATTAAAATTATTATTACCTAAACTTAGATCAAGAGAATCTTTAATTGTTTTATCTGTACTTAGCGCTCCTTCATAAAGACTTGCTCCTGGTTTAGCTTTGTCCCTGTTTTTATTAAAATGTTTTACTAATCCATCGCAAGTTTCTTCAGGAATATACCATCCCTGTATAAAACTATCTTTTGGTAAATCGTGTTTTTTATAATTATGGATAGACTTCATTTTTATTCCTTACAAAATTAAAATTAATTACATGTCTTTTCCAAACATCTGTGTGGTACAATACTTTGTGTTGTATTTTACTATCAAACAATAACAATCTATTCTCAACACTATCAACAGGGATCTCTTTGCCTTTTACTTTTAAGACTGTTTTTGCATTACATGTTGTTAAAAACAATATAGCTGTAGTAGCGTAATTACAATTATTATCAATGTGGTATGGTGTTTCTATTGTGTCAACATCTCTTAAAACTAAGTTTGCTCTTACCAATATAAGAGCTTCAACATCTAAACTTTCTGTTATAGGTCTTATGTGTTCATCAAATTTATCGGACAAAGGTTTATGATTACCATAATAAGAATAAGTAAAAAGACCGTTGTTCATACTCTTTTTTAAATCTACATCTATCTTAGTGTAATACCAAGGCATGTGTTCACCTTTTATATCGTACGAAAGTTTTTCGTAAAATTGATTATTTAAAAAATTGTCTATAATTTTATAGCTCATCTAGATTTCCACTTACTATTAATCTGCTATTATTTTTGTTGGGTCGTACTTCATGTGGCATGTATCCAGGGAATATAATTAATTTGCCAGGAATAAATTCACAAACAATGTTTTTGTTTACATCCACTGAAGGATAACCTACATCATAAAAACATAATGGTGACGAATCCTTGTTACCTTCTATAAACCAAACAAAAGATTTACCTTTTGGATTGTGTGTATGAACGCTGTGATAACTATTCTTTAAATACTTTTGGACCCAACAATGTTTTAAATCTAAACTAAGTTTTTTAAATACAACCCCTAATTTATTTATAAGTAAATCATGTAGATCTTTTCTGTTTTGATAAAAAGAAGTCAAATTCATTTCAGGTCGTACTATGTCTTTAGTTAGTTTTATGTCTTTAATTACTTTTTTTGTTTCAGCATCTACCTCAATGTAATCTTCAACAAGAGTATATATAAAAGAATGCTTACGCATTTTTTGCCATCATTTTTGGAACTGCTTGTATATTCCAATGTATGAATCTAAAAGGATCTTTGCCATGGTCTACAATAAACTCATGTTCTAAGTACCCTGGAAATATTATGAGTGTTCCTGGGTGTACTTTAAAATGTACTAATTCACTACCATGACATAAGTCTTTTGATTTTGTAAATAGCTTTGTAGCACGTGCCCCGGTTCTTGGTTCATGAAATACTGGCATAGATGTTTTGTCACTACACTTTAAAAAGTAAAATCCTGATACATGTTGATTCCAGTGTACGTGTGCTGAATGATGTCCACCACCTTTTTTAGAAAACTCTTGTACCCACATTTCATGAAACATGGTTTGGTATCGTGACATATCAAAACCTTGCCAATCTAAAAAGTCCCAAGATTTTTGACCAGCATAGTTTCTTAAATCTAAAAAATCATTATCTAACGTAAGGGGTGAAGAATGGTACGATTGACCAAAGTCACCATGTTGTTTTATGTAATCTTTATTTCTTTTTTTAGCTTCTTTAATATATTTATCAGAAGCTTTGTTTAAAGATTTAACAAACTCTGGTTTGTCCTCAACCCATATCGGTGTTTTAAAAAATTCATGTATGTCCATATTATTTAAATGGATATCCAAGGTTCCACATTACCAATGAATATCTTACTCCTTTCGTTACTGGTTTAACTCTATGCCACACAAATGAAGGAAATACAATAATAGATCCTTTAGGCAAAATTTCTTTAGCTTGTTGTAAATGTTTTGATTCATCTCTCATGTGTGGGTCGTATTGTCTAAAATCAAATTCAAGTTCTCCACCATCGTATTCTGATCCATCAGTAAGTTGACAGGTCATTGAAAGTTTTCTTATTTTACCTTTAGTATTTCCTTTTTCATATGGTCTATTCCAACTATCACAATGCCAGTCATAGTATTGATTAAGTTTATATTTTGTAAATTGACATTGTTCAGAAAAATCCCAATCAAAGTTCCACCCTGCGTTCTTATTAGCTTTCTCAATAAAAGGATGTAACTCTTTGTATACCCATGGATCATCTAACCATGTTATATTAGAATTTCTTTTACGTTTTAAATCTGTAATTTCTTCATTAGATAGTTTTTTATCTTCTCTATAAGCGCCTGTTCTTGCCATAGATTCTGATTTAGATAACCCGTGTTGAATTATATGGTCACAAAGTCTTGGAGGTATAGCTGATTCAAAAGACCAATAATAGTTTTGTAAATTCATTAGTATATAGGAATAAAACCCGAGTTTATATCTACCTCTCCATATTTATTGTATGTTTCTTTAATACCTTTTTCATTAATAACATCAAAAGCTATTGTAATTCTTTTGTCTTTAAATTTTTTTTTACATACTACTTTGTGATAATTTGCTGACGGTCCTATATAAACATTACCTATTTTATTTTTTATAGTATAATTTTTAAAAACTGTTTCGGTATCTTTAGGATCAATTGAAACATAGCCATGAAATAAAGAATCACTATGATTATGCCATGTTAATAATTCTTGTTCGTCATGAATATTTAACCAAGATTGTAACCATAACGGTTTTTTAGTGTTAGCATATTTTCTAATAATTTTAAAAACATCTTTAAACATTTTATAGTATTTTACAGAACCTACTAACAAGGTCATAGAATTATATTGATGATACAAACCTGTGGTAGATTTTTTGCCATACTTATGTTCAAAACGTTTGTGAGCTAGATCTGCATATTTTTTAAAATGTGTTAAATCTTTTTTTATGTAAGGTAAATTTACTAACATATAATCTTTATTAGAGATATTCATAAGTTATAGTTTGTATAAAGTTTAATAATTTTTTTTGATTATTTTCTATGTGATAAAAATTATTTGCTGGAAACATTATAAACTGACCATGAGTTAAAGGTATTTCCCAACTTTTTCCTTGTCTTCTATTGTCATCATAATAAATTTTAACCATTACATCTGCTGCATTAATTCCATATAAACAAACAAAGTCAGGAGAATTTTTTAAATCATTTAAATCTGTTTCTCGTAAAGGATTACTTTTTTCATTAGGAAGATACATAGTTCCCCAAGTTTTTTGGTTAACTAATTTTAATTTATATTTTACACGTAAATGTTCTACAATGTATTTATTTAATCTATCCCAAGTTTTATTAAAAGGTGCTTTAGTTTGAGTGTATGTGCTTTCAAAAATAGATTTAGATAATATGAAAGGATCTATTTCATAACCTTTAGGCATTTTAACATCACCTGAATATATTGCCTGTTCACTTAATACTTTCTTTTGCATACCTATATATGTTTATAGGTTTTATATATTATGCGTCTAAATTTGTCAACACCCAGCCAGTTGTATTGTCTGCTTGGTAAGCAGATTCGTCCCACGTGTACGCCCAAAGGTGTGTGGCATCAACATCGTTTTGTGTTTGTTGCTCTGAAGTTAATTCAGGTGTAGCTATAGGAGCTACCCATGAAGCACTAGATACATCTTTTGTCCAAGATGCATGTGGTTGTGGGTGCCAAAATATTTCATTTTCAGAATCCCAAGTATAACCTATGCCTGCGTAGTTTCCTCTAAAGGGTGTCCCACCTAATTTATGTGTATTAGCTAGTGTGTTGTAAGAAGTTTTAATCCAAAGATGTTCTGGCCAACCATGAACTCTTTCTAAAAAAGCTTGTCCTTTTTCTTCTGAAGCTGCATTACCATCGTCAACAGCGTTGACTGTTAAAACTATATTCTCTTCTGATATTTTTGCAAAGTGTGCCATAATTAATTTTGAAATTTATACCTTACTACTACTATTCCACTACCACCGTTAACTCCACTACCAGAAGGTAGTCCTCTACCTCCGCCAGCGCCACCGGTATTAGCTGTTCCTGCTGTTCCTGATACAGGAGAATTTAATCTATTTCCACCTCGGCCTCCACCGCCTTGTCCGCCGTTTCCTCCAGGGTCAGATGTTTGGTCAGAACCACCGCCACCGCCACCAGAAAAATATGATGAACAAGAAACACATTGACCATAAGTGCTAGGTGCAATTGCAGTAGTTACTCCAGGTCCTCCAGTTTTAGCAGGACTAGCTGCTCCGCCAGCTCCACCACCACCAGCACCTGTATTAAAAGGTCCTGTTCCACCATTTTGACCTTGAGGTGGGTTTGTTGGGGGTGTGTTACCCGTACCTGCTGTGTTATTTAATCTTCCTGCTCCTCCGCCTGAACCTCCTGGTCCACCGGCACCACAACATTCATTACCACCGCCGCCACCTGCTGATGTAATTGATTGAAAAATTGAACTTCCGCCTTGAACGCCGCCTGGGACTGGAGTTGTTCCTCCGCCAGCTCCGCCAGCACCAACTGTAATTGGAACTGCGCCTGTAGCTATAGGTATAGCAACTGCTGGTGATGCTCCTAATGGCGAAACGGTATAACAACCTGAAGCTGTTCCAGGAGATTGTCTAAAACCCCCGGCT